AGATTTATTAAAATGGACATTATTAATGGACTTCAGACAGATTTGAAAATTGACAAAGATGTTTTTGCAATATCGTTTAAATAAAATAAAAATAATATAAAAAGTACTTGAAATATTATGTCGCATATATTATATTGGTTATAGAAATAATGGATAATTTTATTTAAATATATATAGTTTTTTAGTAATGCAAACCGCTAGAAAACCGCTAGAGAGTATGAGACATAATGAATAACGGTACCCCTACAAACCCTTTTAAAAAAGGAAATCCTGGAGGGCCAGGAAGACCGAAACTCCCTGAAGATTTAAAAATAATAAAAAATTCAACTAAAGATAATTTATATAAAACATTTTATAAATTTCAGGCAATGAAAAAAGAACAACTTCAAGAAATAAATCTTGAAGACATTACATTGCTAGAAATGGGGATATTAAAATCGTTTAAGAATTTTATAGAGACAGGAGACTACAATACAATAAAATATCCATTAGATCATATTATTGGAAAGGCACGAGAATCGCTAGACCTGAATGCTGGGGGCAGTGTGCAACTTGTTATTAGTCAGGACTTTGTACTGGATTCTAATAGTAATAGTTCTAATGCAGATAGTAAATCTGAATGAAAATTTAAATCCGGCGCATAAACATATATTTAGATCAAGAGATAGGCGACTTCTTTTCTACGGTAGTAAAGGGTCAGGTAAATCTTATACTATAACAGATAAAATATTAACTCAACCAACCATTCAATCACATCTAGCCAAAAGAGACATAAAACTTAAATATATAATAATTAGACAATCTTTGCCTTCTTTAAAAAGAACATGCATGGAACTTTTTGAAGAACGGTCAGAATTATTTAAAATCCCTTATAAATTAAATAAAACAGATAATGTTGCAATATATAGCAATGGGTCAAAACTTGTTTTTATAGGTTTAGACCACAAAGATGCATATCTTAAATTACAATCAATTACAAATGTAGATGGAATTTGGATAGAAGAACTTCCTGAGGTTAAAGAGGCTGTGTATCAAAATGCTGATTTAACAATAAGAGGCGGAAAAGGTCTTTATAAACAAATGATAGGGACTTTTAATCCGGTATCTACATCGTCATGGGTATATAAAAGATGGTGGGAACAGAATAAAGAACCAAACAGAAAAGAATTTGCTTTTGTAGAGGATAATCCATACGCGGATAAAGAAAATATTGAAGTATTGAAAAATCTTAAAAATACTAATTATTCTTTATATAAAGTCTATTATCTTGGAGAATGGGGTCGATTAGAAGGCGTTATTTATGATAATTACGAAATAGTGGACGAAATACCTGACAATTATGATGATATCATATATGGACTAGATTTTGGATTTAATAATCCCACTGCTATGGTTAAAATATATTTGTATGACTGGGGGGCAGCAGTTGAACAAATATTATACGAATCAAAATGGACACCATCGAGATTAATCTCTTTTTTGAAAAATAAACAAATAGATAATAGTATCCCCATATATTGTGATTCTCAAAATCCAGAAATAATACAGGAAATTTGTGATAATGGGTTCAATGCTTTACCTTCAAATAAAAGTGTAGAAGAAGGAATAATGTTTTGCAAAGGGCAAAAACTTAAATATTTATCAACATCATATGATCTTATAAGAGAAGCCGAAGCGTATTGTTGGGCAAAAGATAAAGATGGGGGCAATACAGATAAACCCGTAAAATTTAATGATCATTTGATGGACGCGAAAAGATACGCATTATTTACGCATTTGAGAAAATTCCAAGATGTTAATATAAGGATAATATGAAAATAGTGTTTGAGCATAGTTTTTATAAAAAATTATATAAAGATTTAAATAAAAAATATACTGAATTACGAGTAAAATATGAAAATCTAAAATGTTGCGGTAATTGTGCTAAAATAGCATGTTTTTCAGAAGATTCTTATTGTGATAAATGGAAAAATGATTATTTGACTAAAAATAAGAGGCGAAAGTTAAAATGAGTTTTACTAAACAATATGCTTTTGTAGACCCGAATAATTATACTTTTGATTCTGATTTAATTGAGTTTACTGAAAGTCAAAAACCAAGATTGAAATTATCTAATAATCCAGGTCAAGATTTTGTAGAAGATTTTGCTGATGATACAGGGCATGTTTATGATAGTAATGCGGCGGAATTTGTCGGCGGGAAATATCAACAAAAAGATAAGCAGCTTGAAAATTCACAATCATGGGCAACATATGATAATACTATTGATTTAACTTTTGGGCCTGGAACGTTAACAGGAAATGCTACTAATGGAGCAAGCATTTCTGGTAATAGATTGGATTTGGCGCATAGTGATGTACGATATGTGGATTATGTCGCAACTAATAATATTATTGCTGTTCAGACAGGAGCAATTCGATTTAAATATACTCCAAATTATTCTGGGAGTCCTACTGGCGATCGTACAATGTTATATTATAGTGGAACTGGTAATAATAATTTATTGTTTATACGGCATAAAGGATCAGGGCAACTTCAGGTTATTATATATAATTCTTCAGGAGTTTCTATAATAACGGTTGATCTAGGCGCATGGTCTCCTACGGCGAGTACGACATATGAAATGGAATTAAATTATGATATTACGGTAGGAGCTACACGATTATTTGTTGATGGAATTCAATTCGGGTCTACACAGATTAATACCGGAACTCGGAATTCAGCAATTACAGATTTACGGGTAGGCTCTAATGTCGCTGGAACAGATAGTTCTAATTTTTATATAGAAGATTTGATTTTTTTCGATACAGTTCAGCACACTACAAACTATACTCCCGGGTATACATTAGAAGAATATAAATATATAGAAGGTTATGATACCTTGCCAGAAATGGAATATACGGGAGCAGGGACATTAATAAGTTTTGATTCATTAACTTATACATTGACAGGAAGCGCTAAAATAGCGTTACAAATTGGAAGATCAGGAGTTTGGTCTTACTGGAATGGGGCTACATGGGCTACTGGGGATGGAACAAAAGATTATATGTGTAGTTTTTCAGATTTTGCGGCAAATGTTGGGACATTAGATATAGAAGGCGAAATATACGGACAATTTAAAATTTATTTTCCTGATTCTAATTCACAAGGGGATATAGATATATTAACAGCATCATTAACAGCACAAATATATTCAACCGCAAATCCGACTATTGAGTTTGAAGAAACAATAACACATGAAGGTTTAGAAAGTTTTATAGAAACATCAACTAAGACAGGAAGTGATGAAATAAAATATATATTAAAAAAAGGAAGTACAAATTATTACTATAATACAGTTAATGAAGAATGGACAGAGTCAGACGGAACATATTCACAAGCAAACACTGCGGTTGAAATAGAGACAAATAAAGCTACTTTTACTACTATTGGAGTGATTATGACTATGATCGCATTTTTACATAGTGATGATGGAACAACTACTCCGTTACTAACACAAGTGGATGTAAATTATGATTTTTATAGTTTTGATGATACTGACACAACAAAGTGCCTAGTATATGGCTGGGTAAAAGATGAAAACGAAAATCCTGTTGAAAATGCTACAGTTACAGCCGTTCCATCAGTTTTAAAAGCGATATATGGCAATAATGTTAATGCGCAAGAACAAAAATCAGATACTACAGATAGTAATGGATATTGGGAAATAGAATTATTAGAATCAGTGACAAATGGTGTGTATTATACGTTTTATTTTTATTATGACAATCATACAGAAGCTTTTGAAAAATTAGTACCGAATGAAACATCTAAAAAATTTGGGGAGTTAGAAGATATAAGTTAAATGAATAAGTGTATAAATTGTAGATATTTTTGTTCATATCATGATTTATATGAAGACGAATTAGAGGATGACGATTGTGGAATTTGTGAGAAAACAGATCGGCATAAAAATCATGATGACATTTGTGATATAGAAGAGGTATAATAATGAGTTTTACAGAAACATATATACAAAATAAACTTTGGGATCATTTTATGTTTTTTGTTGCGCCAGGTGCAGATGGAGCGATATCAGAAAACGTTAGCCCTGGTAAAATATGGCAATTAACAGAAATAAGAGTCCATGCCAGTACTGCAATTGCAAGCGCAGGCGATTTGGTAGCGCAATTAAGTGCTAATTTAGATTCTGCATATAATCTGAAGTTTTTTAGTTATGCGATGCTGGGGTCAGAAGATTATTGGTTTCAATTAAGTCAGCCGATGTTATTTCAGTCTGACGATGTGCTTAATATAAGTTTTAGCATGGCTAGTGGTATAAACATAGTAGGAATAACTGTTTCGGGATGGTCTGTAAGTGGATAAAGGATTTTTATAATGAATAAAGACAAATTCAAATTAAACAAATGTAAAAATTGCAAAAAAAAGAGTGGAGAGAATGAAACTAAATTTTCTAGAAAGATATTTCTCAAAAAGAGCAATAGCAAAATTAGAAAAACAAAGTAAAGTTTCTGGAGCAATAGTAACTGGTATTCCTGGAGGTATCGTATGGCCTATTAGGAATTATGAAAATTTTGCTAAAGAAACATATATGAAAAATTATATTGCTTATAGATGTATTGATTATATAGCAAAATCGGTTAGCTCTATAAAATGGAAATTATATAAAAATATAAATGAAACTGAAAGAGAAATTGTGCAGGATCATTTTTTGAATAAAATTTTAAGCAGGGCAAATCCTAGAGAATCTTTTACATGTTTAGTTTATAATCATATTTCGTATCTTTGTATGTCAGGAAATGCATTTCTTGAAAAAGTTGGGCCAACTGAAGGCGCAAATAAAGGAGAAATAAAAGAGTTATATGCGTTAAGACCAGACAGAATGAAAATAAATACAGATGAAAATTCAGGTGAAATTTTAGGTTATACATATTCAGTCAATGGGAGAGATATTAAATTCGAAGTTGATCCGATGACTGGAGATTGCGAAATTTTGCACATGAAATTATTTAACCCCTTAGATGATTTTTACGGAATGGCGCCCACTGAACCTGCTGCAATTTCTATCGATTCGCACAATAGTAGCTCAATGTGGAATAAAAGATTATTAGAAAATGAAGCACGGCCAGGTGCGGTCTTTATGTTTGAAAAAACATTACAAGATAAACAATATGACAGATTAAGGCGGCAGATAGAAGAACATAGAGAAGGCCCCGAAAACGCTGGAAAAAGTTTAATTATAGAAGGCGGGAAAGACGTCAAGCCTTATGGGTTTTCTCCTACGGAAATGGATTGGATTCAGTCTAATTTAGAACTTGCAAGAGCCACCTGTATTGTTTGGGGTGTGCCGCCTCAACTTATAGGAATACCGGATACTAGCACTTATGCAAATTTTCAAGAAGCTAGGCTAGCTTTTTGGGAAGAAACTAATTTTTTCTATCTTAATTTTCTTAAAGACGAGTTTAATTATTGGTTTTTCCCTAATAATAAAGAAAAATTATTTTTGGATTATATATTAGACGATGTCCCTGCATTAGCAATTAAACGTGATAAATTATGGGCAAGAGCACAAAGCAGTTCTTTTATTTCAGAAAATGAAAAAAGAGAAATGGTAGGATATGAAAAAACAGAATACGGCGATGTAATACTAGTTCCTGCTTCTATGATTCCGCTAGGTGAAAATTTTGATGAAGAAAACATGACAGAAGAAGAAATGCAGAATGAAGAGGGCAAAGCAATAGAGGATTTAAAGAAACAAGGTTATACTGACGAAGAGGCAAAAGAGTTAATAAATGATTGATATTGAAGGCAAAATAAAAAAAGAAAGATTGAGAGCTTCTCTACAAAGAAGATGGACTGTTTTGCAGAACAAATTTGAAAAAGAATTAAGAACAGTTATAAGAAGTCAGTATTATGCGGCTGCCAGAAATGTTGATGCATACGAATTAGATTTTTATTATACATTGGAACAATACAATAAAAGATTAAGGAATATATTTAGAAAATATTATAAAATAATAGCAGTAGAATTTGGCGAAAAGATGTTAGAAGAGACACAAAAAAATTTTATTAGATATGAACAAAAAGGCCTTATTGATGATTTTTGGCGTTTTGTGATCGGATGGATTGCTACACAAGTTGGCAATAAAATAAGAATAGTTCAAAGAACCACAAGGCTTGCGATACAAAGAATTGTCAAAAAAGGCATAGAAGAAGGCAAAACAAATAATGAAATAGCAAAACAGATTCGCACGACAAGTAGCATCATAGCGCCTTTTAGAGCGAAACGTATAGCAAGAACAGAAACGCATACAACTGTTAATTATGCTATGACTGAGGCGATGGGTCAAACTGGATTAATTCAGGAAAAAGAATGGCTTAGCGCAAAAGATGATCGCACAAGACATGGAAAATTTGATCATGTTGGCGCAAACGGCGAAAGAGTTGCTTTGGATGACACTTTTAAAAGAACAGGAGAAAATCTTGAATACCCTGGCGATCCTGACGGATCAGTAGGCAATATCGTGAATTGTAGATGTATTTCTTTATTCCATACGAAAAGAAAGGTAGCATGACATGAAAAAAGTAATAATTAAAATATTAGATTTTATACAAGAAATCAATTTATGGCTTATTGTATTTCTTATTATAACTAATATAATTACTGGGTTTTTTACATATTTATATTTTACAAGGAAACCTGACTTAAAAATTAAGATAGTTGAAAAAACTAAAATTGCATATAAGACGATATATAGAGATTACAATAAAATAACCAAAGATGATTGTATAAAAGAATTACAAAAATATGACATTAGTGAGCCTAAATTAGATGGTTATATGGAAAATAAAAATATATTTTTTGCTGAAGCAGGTTTAAATAATCGCACCTGGAACAGAAGATTTAAATTAAAAGTGAATGAATCTAATAATTGGAAATATTATGTTGGTGCTGGAGTAATTGGTGCTAGTGCAGGAGGTTTTATTATTTATAATATATTAAAATGAAACCTTTAATAGCAAATAAAATAATAAATAATAGAGTATATATAAAAATGAGTTTTTTAAATAAAATTAAAAAAATATTAAAAATTTTTTATGAAAAAGTAATAAAGAGTTTTTTCTGTAATAGTAACGATGTTTTTATGCCTGTTTATTTTTGGGTTACATTTTTAATATTGGCTATTACTGTAGATTTATATAAGAAAATTTTTACGAATAAATTTGCTGTTCCTGATTTACTTTCTTGTTTGTCTTTAGTAGGCGGGTTATTACTTTTTTATAAAAAATCTAAAAAATGAGGTGGCGTTGTGGGTAAAGAATATTTAGATATACCATTTGAAATAAAAAGTGACACTATTGGAGAGGATGGAACTTTTGAAGGATACGGCTCTATGTTCGGCGGGGAACCTGACTCCTATGGAGATATAGTTGTAAAAGGTGCTTTTAAATCATC